CACTAACACGGCTTTTGCAAAAAATGTAACCGTATATAAATCGTTTTGGTTATCATTGCAGTCCTGAGATCTATAATTATAAAAATAATTCTGCAATTGTTTTCCTTTGTAAATACGATCATCAATAAGAACACTATTTGCAAACATTTCGGATACCTTTTGCTCTTTAAAGTAAATTTTGGCAGTCATATAAGGTTTGATATGGAAATTAACAAATGTAGCTTTATCAAAATGAACTTCAATATCATTAAATTCTTGATAGCAAAATATTTTAGTCATTTGAATTGCTAACTGCTCCTTTTTAATTGATCCAACAAATTTGCGAGGGTAAATATTTCTTTTTTTCAATATAGGAATAATTGAAATTCTTTCAACTTCTATATCGAATTGACTTTGATTAATAAAAATAAATTTTAAAAGTCCCTTAGAAAAATTATCTGACGATTTTTCGATTAAATAAAAGTATTTATCCACAGCTAATTTAAGATGCATTTTAGGCTTTCTAAAACCAAAAAAAAGCGAAAGTCCAACAGCAAAAGCTGTAGTAATAGCACCGATTGCTTGCCAAAATATATCCCAATTCCACCACCCTTTGTTCTCTTGAATAACCTTAATGGTTTTAAGCGACAACACAATTAAAAACGAACTCATAAAAACATTATCTTACCAATATCTAATTTTGATCAAAATAAAAACCAGCATTTCGCTGGTTGTCTTACCTTTAATCTTTCGACTATATCAATATATACCGCTGGCACTATGAATCTGCTATGAAAATACTACTAATTTACTACAGATATACTACAACCATGGTCATTCAACCATTAAAACAGTGCCAGTAATAGCAAACATTTGAGCGAAATCATTTGCTTCTTTTCGCTTGCGGTACCAATAAGTTTGATTGGGAATAATCACATTGCTTTCTCTATCGTTAGTTGTTAACTGCATACGTTTAGCAATATCAATATCTTTCATATATTCCATATACCGGTGTTTTAGGATTCCCCATTCAGTCAAAGATAAATATTCCAAGGCCTTTTCACATTGTTCGATTTCTCTTTTCGCATCTATATAACGAATCAAAGCATCTTCAGTAGAATTGTTCCCTGAACCGGATTGAACTTTATCAGCCGAAAGTTTCTGGCCTCTTAATCCGGGTTCTAGAACAAATAATTTCCCTTTTCTATCCTGATAGCGGTATTCAAGATAGTTGTAAACCTTGCCAGCAGTTGCCGACTCGTTATATTTAATTGGTTCTATTCGATCATTGAATAGGCTATCTTGAACTTGCATTAAATCCACTTTCCCTTTCAATTGATTTTTCTAATCGTGATTTTGACCTGCTCTTTTCCGGTGTGAAAATGCTTATCGATATAAGACCTGCAAATAAGATTGTCATCAGGAATAACTTTTGCTTTGACCAGGGTATCGGTTAGGGCCTTAAAGAGATTATCGATATCAGCTACCGGGTGTTTATCAAACCAGGCTTCATAAGAGAATTCATATTCGCTAGCGTCTTTGGTCTCTAGATAGATCATCGGCCAATCGTTATGTGTAATTAAGGCCCAGTCTTTTCTAAACTGCGTATATCTTTTTGGATAATAGGGATGGCCGTATCTAGGAACCTTAGGCCTGGATGCCGGAACAGCTCTAATTAAATAGATCTTTTCAAAGGTCATGTCTGCTTTCCCTTTAGAAGATCGCACTTGTATTCAAGGCTGCCGATTAAGCCGTTTAGATAATTAGTCTGTTTACTATTTTTCTTTGCAAACTGGAGATCAAACTTATAGCCCCTGATTTGAGTTTCCAGTTTCTCGATTTCTTTTCTTTTAGTCATGAGCTATTAGCCTTCAATCTTTTTAAGGCTTCTAAGGCTTGATCGTTAGTAATTGGATCACCGTTGTTCTCTAAATGGTCATAATCAATAGCGACTTCTTTTTGTTTAACATCAGCCTGCTTGTATTCCCATTTGATCGTGTTATTCAGTCTTTCATCAAAACGGCCGTTAAAGATTGTTTCTGGTCTTAGAAACTGTTCGTATTCAGCTTTGTCTTTCCAATGTAAACAGGCTAGATCAATGACTTTCTTTAAATCTTCAGGACTAAAGCCTTCGTTTAACCTGGCGATGATCGGTTTGGTATTCTTCTTTGCTAGTAGATTAAACTTTCGATTGCTTTGTTGGTTGAAATAGTTCAGAGCCTTTTTAGCAATCATAATGTTTGGCGATATTGATTCGTCAGGCTTGCCTGACATAATGTCTTTATCTGTATCTATCTCTTTATCTATATCTATCTCTGTGTCACTCACTGGTAACAATGTGACGCTTTTATTTTCATTATTCGTCTTTTCCCTGCTTTTTTCTCTTAATCTGCGCATTCTCTCTGCTTGAGGAGTTTCAGAACCGACCATTAACTTGACTTTAGACATTTCATATTCGTCTTTGGATCCCGAAAATATCAACCCTTTTTGTTTCAGGAACTGGATGGTAATAGCAACATTGTCGAGATCTTCATCAATATCTAGAGCCACTTCATCAGAGAAGTCCTTGCCCATGCCTTCGTAATACAAAAGCCCATCAGTTCTAAGGCTCTTTAAAAGCATCTTCTGGTAAATGATCGTAAAGGTGTCGCCACCGGCTACGCGCCTAAGTGCTTTGATTTCTTTTTGTTCAAAGAAGTCCTCCTGCATTTTCAACCAGTAATATTTCTTTTCAGTCATCCAGGCTCCTTTTAGAATGGCAGATCATCATCGGAGATTTCCATGTTGTCGTTGGTTTGTGTTTGCTTAGAAAAAGGATTGGTCATTCTGTCAAGATCGTTGACTGGCGCTTGTTTGGGGGCGATAGTTGATTCATTCTCGCTGCCGGGACGCTTTTTACCGTCGGGCATACTAGCTGGTAATTTGGCATCGATATTTTTAACAACCAGATAATAGTCGCCGATATGCTTGCCCTGTTCTTGGACCTGCCACTCGACTCTTATTGATAAGGGCTTTCCGGTTACTACTTGGCCGATCTGGTCAAGACTTTTGAATTGATAGCCTTTAGGGACTTTATCGCCTAAAGTCTTGTTAATCAAACGGTTGATTCTCCACTTGGACTTTTCCCCATCGACGTAGTTGTCGTAATTAATCGTCTGCCCTTTATGATCTCCATCAAGGACTTGATAATCGACTGTCAGCATGTCTTTTCCTGTAGAAGTCTGGCTGACTTTATGACTAGAAATTGCTACGTTGTAAGTACCTGATTCATCTAAGAATTGATTATCGTTTCCGATGTTTTCGCTGTCGTAATTAAATGGCATTGTTTTTATCCTCTTTTTCTAAATTGATTTCTTCTTGGTATTCCTGGCCGTCAAAAAAATGTTCGGGCAGACATTTCTTTCTTGAATCGATGCGGTTTTTGGCAAATAGCTGGTCTGTAGGCTGGAGCTGGATGATTCTTTTGCCCTCGTGATCAGCGGATATGCGTCCCACCAGATCGAACAGGCCGGTAAAGGCCGTTCTGGCTTTGGCATTCATATCGACTGTGTACTGGGTGACCTGTGCTCCTAAGCTGTCGCTTTGCTGAAAGCTCATTTCCCAAGCCGTGACGTAAATCGGTTTGTGCCAGAATCTAAACTTCGTCGCAAGCGAACGGAAGTATTCCTGCATGGTCTGATAGGCCTGCCGATTATCCTTGTACTTACTAATCAATTCGGTTAAGACCAGTCTTTCTAATTGACTGATATTATCGATAATCACGACATCGACTTTGGCTAAAAACTTGTTTTCGACTAAATCAAAGAAGGCTGTGATATTTTCATAGGGCTTGATTAAATCAGCTTCTTCGGGCTCGGCAATCACCGTGTCTTTCCAGTCTTTAGCCGGCTCCTGGCTTTGGTCCAAGCTGATCAGCAGTTTTCTGCCCTTTAGATACCTGGCTGTCGAAGTCTTCCCGCTTCCGGCATCACCATAGACTAGATACATATAATTGCCGATTTGAATATCCGATGAGTTGTAGACTTTCATATTTGGCTCTTTTCTTTGCTACCAAAGATTTTTATTTGTTTAGCAATTAGAAAGTTGTCTAGGAGATCTTTTTTATCTTTGCTTAAGACCAGTCCGTAATACCAGTAGGACATTTTTTCAACTTTTTTAATCGTTTCTCCAGTGTTCGTATCGATCAAAAGATTGTTAACAACCTTTTGATGGGCCTTTTCTTGTGACTGTCTGAATTGAAGGTCGATTTCTTCTTGAGCTGCCTTTTTCTTGGCGTTTTCAATATCCAGGTCGATGGCCCGAAATATCTCGGCCGGCTGATAATCCATTTCAGTAAGCATTCTTAGATAAGGGTCGGGATTGACTTCTTTAGCCTCTGCATAGGAGCGGACCGTTTCTAAATTCGATGCCTGATTCTCCTTTTGCTTTTCCAAGCTGCCTAAAGTATCGGCAATCGTTCTAGTCAAGCCAACTGATAAACCCATCGATTTAGTAAAGTTAGTTTTATTGGTCCAGTCTTCGGGGATCTTGACCTCGATTGTCTGTAAGTATGGATACTTGACAATCAATTCAGATAGATAGGATTTAAGATTATCTTCTCGAGCTTGTCTTTGCCGGTCTTCTAATTGCTTGACTCCCTGATCGATCGAACCGGAAGCCTGCTTGGTATCAGTCTCCAGTTTTCTTAGTACGCTTTCGATTTGGGCGAAAGGTTTTAAAATTTCTCTTTTAATAGCTGTTCTTTGGCTGCTTAAAGCTTTGTTTAATTTGTTAAGGTCGGCGCGGCTCTTTTTGGCTTCGGTCAAAGTTTCATCGGTAATCAACAAATCCCTATATCTTTCGATCTGTTTTTTGACATAGTCTTTTAAAATATCGGCATTCTTTAACTGAATTGAAGTTGCTTTGTAATCCAGGATCGGTTCGATAGTTGCCGACAGTTCCATTTCTGTCATATAATTTGTTTGTCCTTTCTAGTGAATTGGATGTTTCTTGCTCTTAGTTGCTGCTAAGAGCTTTTTTTGTTGCCTTTCTAATTTCCTGGCTGCCTTGATCTTTAGATGATATCTTTCCATCGCTCCTTGGCCGATTGCCTGATCGCGTTTTGCCGAACGGTACAGGTCTTCGGGCTTGTCGGTAAACTTGTATCCGTAGTCGCCAGTCGAAATCGGCAGACCCAAACGCAAGAGATATTCCGAATAATATCTAAGCATGCGTCCTGTGTCTTTTACAGTAAACAAGAAGCCTAATTCCGATGAACGATAGTTTTTATTGAGGTTATCGGATAAGTAATTTAATAAGCGATGGCTTTTATTAACGAAGTCCGGCGTGTACTTGCTTTGCTTTCTAATATATTTCGGGATCGCCATTGTCGGCTCCTTTAAAAAATTCTTTTAAAGTCATATTCGATAATTTCCATTGCACGATTGCCATGCCGATTATTGATAAGCAGATACCGATAACCATGCCGACAACTGTCATTTCGAGTTCTAGATATACTAAGTTCATAAGTGTTCCTTTCTTGAAAATTTTTTGATCGTTTGTAAATATTTCTCCTAAAATTAAGCTGCTAGAGAGAATTAGCAGATGAGAAGTGAATTAAATGGCATATCAAATTGTTGCGACAGGATAAAAAAATCGCAAGAAGTTATTTTTTGTTTCTATCCAAATAATTTTGAATATCTTGCCACTGCCACTTAATTGTCTTTCCATCTTGAAAATGCTTAATTCTATAGAAAAACTGATAATCATTTGAATTAGGATTTCCATTATGTCTGAATTCATGAGTAGCAGTTGTAAGATTCAATAATCGGTAGGGATGCAATTCAGAAATCATATTTCTCCTTTCTCATAGCTTTAATTTGTAAATCGTAAACATTAGATCCCCAAAACTTCTCTAATAGCTTCGAGCTGTCTTCTATAATTTGGGCCCTTAGAAATATTTCCATAAATAACTTTTCTCATTTGCTCGCCCGTATATGGGCCTCGCTTTCTTTCGGGATCAACAACTTGTTGTACATCTTTACCCAATTCTCTTAAAGATGAATGGTTGAGAGTGAGGGCTACATTCACGCGATCCGAGAATGAAGCTTCCAGTAGCTTAGTAATCAATTCATCTGTCATATAAAATACCCTTTCCGTTCCTTTTTACTTGACTTATACACGTAAACGTGAGTATCATGATAGGCGTAAACACATTAAAAAAGAAAGAATGACAAGTTTCCCTAACTTTTTAAATTCTTTTTTTGCGTTTATATCTAACGTTCGTTCGGAACATCTTTTATATTACGCTCCTAAACATTAGGTGTCAAAGCATGTAATGAACGTAAACGTTACTTAATAAAATCTTAAAATTTAAGGAAAATTATAAAAATGAACGTTTACGAAAGAATTTCAGAAGTCGCCAGAACCAGAGGAATGACAATAGTTGAACTATCTGAAAAGTCTGGCGTAACTGTCCAAAGTCTTAATAGGTGGAAAAAGCAAGACCCAAAATCAGGCAATTTAGCAAATGTTGCAGATGTTCTTCATGTCTCAGTGGATTACTTGTTGGGGCGTGGAAATTCAGGACAGCTTTCGGCAAAACAACTCACGTTAGCAAACTCTGTTGATCCAAGTGCCACTGATGAGCAAATTGAAAAAATTAATGAATATATAGATTTCATACAAAACAAAAAGAAGTGATTTAATGCTACCAACGGAAAAAATAGAAAATGATTATCCTAAATATCATTTCCATTTTATTTCTTTACCTGATGATTTGGATATTGTTTTCCACGGACAAATACGTGGAAACGATATCTATATTAATAAAGATGATCCAATCGAAATTCAGGCAACTACGATGATACATGAAATAAATCACGCGAATTTCGATTCAGGAAATGATCTATCAAACAGGCAATCAATTAAAACTGGCAAAGCAGAATATTTTGCCACAAAGTGGGCACAAAGAGACGTAAGAAAGTACTTATAAAATACAAAATACATGCCATACGTAAGAAAGTACTTATAAAATACATGCCATGCTGGATTTTACGTAAATCCATAGGAAGAGAAACATAAAAGACAAAAGAGAGCACGATTTTTGGAAAGAAAACCTTATTAATAGATTCAGTTAAGGAATAAAAATATGGCTTCAATTAAAAAACGCGGAAAATATTATCAAGCACGAGTATCCTATAGGGATCCAGTTACCGGAGAATTCCGGACCAAAAATAAAAGTGGTTTTCTTAAAACAAAAGATGCACAAATCTGGGTTGGCCAAGTATTATCTGGGAAACAACAAGAAAAAGAACAGCCTGACATACTTTTATCTGATTACTTTGAGAATTGGTACCTCACATATCGTGTCAACCGATCAAATCAAACTATATACCAGTATCGAGACACACTTCACACAATTAAGAAGTATTTGCCCACGATGACTTTGAAATCGTTCACACGATCTAATTTTCAGACATTTATTAATAATTTTGGTAAAGATCACGCTGAAAAAACAGTACAAAAACGCAAGGGTCAAATTTCGGCCGCTTTAAAAGATGCCTTAGCTGAAGAATTGATAATTAAGGATCCTACTATAAGAATTGGTTTAGTGTACAATAATGCAACTAAAGTGCCTATTGAAAATAAATATTTGGAATTGAATGAAGCCGAAAAATTGATAGACCATTGTATAAAGAACCTATCTAGGGGTAATTTTATGATATTAACTGGTCTTCTGTCAGGAGCAAGATTTGGTGAGCTTCGAGCATTAACCGATGCAGATATCGATACCAAAAAACATCTCATCTCTATTACTAAAGCAGTTGATAAATTTACCAATAAGGATAAAGCTCCAAAAACCAAGAATTCGATTAGAGAAATCATAATGCCGGATAAATGGTTTGAAGTTTATAGTGATTTCAAGCATAATGACAAGCGACTTTTTGACATGACATCTAACGGAATCAACAAAGACTTAAAATATTTATGTGAAAAACTAGAAATCAAGCACATTACGTTTCACGCTTTAAGGCATACGCATGCTTCAATGCTATTAGCACATGATATTTCAATGCAATATGTGTCTGGAAGATTAGGACATGCCAATCTTTCGATAACAGAACAGGTATATTCGCATCTTTTAGAAGAAAAGAAAAATCAAGAAGAAATGAAAGCAATGAAGATATTTTAG